TGAACCTGCAATGACGCAAGTGAAGCAAAGTAGCAATCGAACGCGCTCACCTCGTCGGCATACAATCCAGAGAATGCGATATCAATGGCATTCACGGATCGACCTCTCGAATGTGCGGACGCATACAATCATGCTGATACGGTCTTGGTCGCTGTCATTGTTTACCCAATGCGGCGCTGAATTATCAAACTGATAAACATCGCCTTCATTCGCCACAATATCACCGCACTCGAAACCAAAAACAGATCCTTCCCCGTTTTGAATCGGTACGTAAAACTTGTCGTAATACTCAGCATGCCAACCGCTATCAACATGGGTAGCAATCTTGCCGCCTGCGGGTAGTTTGGTAATCAGCACGCCGCCCAACACTTCGCCGCCTACGTTACTGAATACGTCATAAACCACATCCAGCACCGCTGGAATAGATTTGATACATGGATACCACTGTGCAACATGCTCATCGTTAAACGCCGTCCCTTTGCGCTCAGGAGCGTTGTAGCGTACCCATATATCGCTCATGCCGTTATGTGGTGAACCGTAGGCAACTCTGCGCTCAGGATGCGCGTCAAATAGCTCAGGATGCGCGAGCAATGAATTACGCAACTCTGCCACATCGACTTTGAACGGCATCAGCGCGTAGCTCATATCAGACCATCCGTGAGAATACGCAAGCCTGAGCCGCGATTACCGCCGTATGGCAGGTTCACTTCCAGAACAGTACTGCGTGAATTGGTGCGCTTTATCTTGGCTTTAGCGTCTACCATCATTCCCATGATTTGCTGGTTGTTAATGCCGTATTCCGGCATCATTTCCACCGCTAAACAGTAACGCAATAAACGCTCATATCCTGTTGGCAGTGCAACCGTTGTAGCCAAGCCAGCGAATGACGTGATAGGCTTGTTAGACATGAAGTAAAGCGTCCCAGTGCTTGCCAGAGGCCATACAAATACTGTAGCCAGTGGATAGTCAGCCGTGATGTAGACACACGTAGGAATGCCTGTAGAAACGGTTTTCAGATAGATGGAGTCGTATTGGTCGCTAGTGATTTGATCTACTGGATAATCAATCCCGCCAGTATCACGGAAATAGACATTGTTCACCGTTGTTGGGCGCGCCGCGTTAATACCGCCGCCAGTGCCGTAGGTGTAGGATGCTGAGCCGTCAACCGCCACGCTATCCAGCGTATCTGCGTAGATCATCAGCGATTCGTTAGATAATCCAGCCAGCACATCATTCAGATAAACCAATCCATCGTTCGCCATCTCTGCCGTAGCAGTTTCACCACTAGCCAAAACGCCAATAGTTCGGTAAGCGCGTTCAATTATCTGTAGTGCTGTCGTCACTCGCGTTCACCTTTTTAGGTCTTGCCAGGTATTGGTCGAAATTACCCTTAAACACTTCACCTGATGCTAAATGGTGATCAATCTCTAAATTCGGCATACACCACACATTGCCGCACTTCTCACGATAACGCTTACAAAATGCGTAATCCTCACCATGCCAAACCCCGTTTATCACCCCATGATTAAACAGGTCGATACATGGTGAAAACTTATCCCCGTAACATAATTCGGGGTAAGCCGCGTAAAACTTGTTCACTCCAACCGCTGTAATCTTTAAAAATCCCGCCGGCACATCAAGCATCCAGACAAGATTATTCTTTAATACTGGCCTTCCATCTTCCCCGATTTGTACATGCCCCATGTACTCCTCGTCATCTTTCTTGAATCTATACGTTCCCGCTACGCAATTAGGCTCTGACTCGATCAATAACAACAAATCTTCAGCAGCCCAACTTAAATCGTGATCAATAAACACAATCACATCGGCTTTCCAGTCTAGTGCTTTGCGTAACATCGTATTGCGCGCTGCACTGATATATGGATTGCCAATCTCAAAGATAGCCGAGTATTCCCAGCCAGCTTCTTCTACCAGTTTCACGCTTGCAGACAATGATTGCATCGTCACATCAAACGGTTTTGTTATCGTAGGGATACAAAAACAAACGCGCTTTTTTACGCCTTCTTTTTCATGCCCACCACGACCACTGTATAAAACTTTATCTAACATCACGCCTCCCAAGCGTTCCCAATTTAAGATGCGGCAATCAGATGGGAGTCTGACTTTCGGGAATGACCCTAGCCGCAAATCATCAGCAATTAGGCAGTAGCGTAAATGCCCAAGTTAATACAAGTGTTCATCAATTCCTGTACACATGCCAACTGTGTAGCACCAAAAGATGCGCTAACAGCCAGTGCTGTAGTGTTGTGAACGGATGCGACAAACGCGCGTTGAGCCGCTGGAGTCTTGCCCCAAAAGCCAACTTTGTCAGATGAAGTTGAGCAGATAATCGCACCGGAAGTGCTATTTTCTGTAACCTGTTCGTAGCTAGTGGTACTCATAGTTGTTGCCATGATAATGCCCTCAAAACCGGAAAGAAGTGAAGGGCGGCTGTTACCCCGCCCAACTGGATTAAGCTACAGCCGCGCCAATCAAGCGAGACGCATACTCAGGACGGATGCACTGATAGCCGTACAGGATATCAATACGAGTCAGCAATTGGTCATTACGGATATCACCGTCCTGCCAAACGCGAACGCTGATGCCGTCTTGAGTCATACGACCACACTTGTCAGCACCGCCCACCAAAGGCAAATCAGCAGTGACAAAAGCAAATGCGTCTTTGTGGTACATGATCCCCTGGCGATAACCGGCAGATGCAGAACCGACAAACGCTACAGCAGCAGTAGTTGTGTTTGATGCAACACAGTTTTGCTTCGCACCGGACGTATAGATGCTGCCCTGAACAACGATATTAGTAGTTGTTGAACCGCTACCGCAAACCCACTGCTTCAAGTAGCCAAGGTTAGCTTTAGTTTCAGGATGGCAAGCAAACACGCCAGCAATGGTAAATACCATGCCCTGCGTTGGAGCTGCACTGAAACTAGTAACAGTAATGTCAGCATCGCCGTTAGTGATTGTGTACGTGTCCAAAGTACCAGCAACATCTGCGCTGTTAGTCATAGTCCACAACTTTTCGTTCTCGTACAGGTCACCCATAGCCATACGACCATAGTAGCCTTCACGCTGCGCTTTTTTACCGGCTTCAGGGTCAAAGAACTGAGCCTTCATGCCATTAACCAAGCTAGCCATCTGTACAGAGTCAAGCATGATTGAGCGATCAGTCATCGGAGTACCTTGACCATTCAGGTATGCGCGAGCAGTACCAAGCGGTCCAAGATCGGTGATGGCAGTACCAGCAGTACCAGCTAAGTTTGCAACAAACTTAGTCACGCCGCTAATCACATCGGCTTCAACTTGTGAAACCAGATTCTTGATGGCAGGGGTGATGTAACGCTCACTGATGTAGTCAATACCAAGCGCCATTTCTGCACCAGTAAAGCCCAAGTCAACACCTTTTTGGGTAGCGACTGTCAGGGATACGCTTTCATCTTCCTGGTCTTGCACGTTCATTGCGCGGCCTGTACGAACAGTAGTCCGTGCTGGCAAGCGAACTCGGAGAGCATCACCAATTTTTGCACCGACTTTTCCAAAGGAATCGTCAAATGAACGGTTGATAGTTGGGATAAAAGATAACGCTTCGTGCAGCACTAGCTGACTTTCGCGCGTGATCATGTCAATGGTTGCAATGGTCTGTGTCATTAGAAAAGCCTCGTTTCGAGATTACATTTTGCGCCCGCGCCATTTTGCGTATTCAGATAACGACATATCCGATCTGTAATTGATCGAAGGCTTGCCATTGCCTGAAACTGGCTTAATTGGTGCGGGTGCTGCCGTTTTCGCTACTGGCCTGGATGATCCTGAGAGTTGAACCTCAATCTTTCCAATTTCAGCAGCTTGTCGGGAAGGTGACAGTTGCGATATGCGCTTGGCTTCTTTCGGGTTGTCAGTAAGGTACGCTACCAATTCAACAGGCGAATCACTTTCGATGATCGCATCAGCTATCGGCTTTGTAACAGGCAACTTGGCAAACTCGTCCAGATCGACTCCGCTATCTTCAGCATCGCCTAAAATCTGATCTCGCTTTTCAATCCAAACCTTTTCAGACTTGGCAGCCTCTTTTACTTTCAACTTATGCACAAACGCCGCTTCCAGATAGTCATCCTCAGTCTCAAACTGTGAACGATCTAGCTGAACCGTCTCACCTCTATCGCTCTGGATGGCTTGCCTTGCGGCTTCCAGCTCTGCGCGTAGTTGGTGCTTTTCCCGTGTTAGCCTGTCGATTCGCTTTTGATAGCCCGTAGGCTTATCGGTCTGCGCTTCTTCAGACTTTGCAGGCTCATCGCCCGCTTCCAGTGTCGGCTCTGGTTGTTTCTCGACTAGCTCGGTGCTTTCTACTTCTTCAGTTGCCACCGGCGCAACGTCTTGCTCATTATCAAGGGGCATCAGCCACCTCCAAACATACATGACATATTTAAACCCCTGTCAAGTTGGGTCTTATACGTAGTATGCCTAACTGTCAGGCATTGTCAATACCTTATCAATGAATGCACGAGCTATCACTAGCAACACCTCATCATCACGCTTTAATCTGTTTCTGCGCAGACTGTAGCCATCAACAACACTAACGCCGCCGCCGCCTACCTTTTGCAGATTCGGTATCTGGAAAGCATTGCGCTGGAAGCCTGTTAGCTGAAACGCCATTACTGATCTTCGCGGATGTTGATTGATCCCGTCACGTAGCTAGGTGAGCCCGTTGTAGACTTAGCCGCCAGCGTTACCCACTCGCCTGGCTGTAACGTCAACTCCTCCGCATTGTATGAGCCATTGCCGCCAAACTCATGATCTATCTCCCCAGTATCACCAAGATGCCCTGACCACAATACACGACCACCTGTAACAGTTGTAGCGGCATTGTCATATAGCGCAACAGAATCAGCATCACCGGCTAATTGTGCAAAATTCGGATTACCCACAAGTGAGCCGCCCTTTATCAAATAAATAATAACAGGGCTAGTGTG